GTGTATCTTGGGGTCGTTTAGGTGATTGTGATGATTATTTCTGGACAACACCTGGGGAGAGGGAAGAATACCCGCAAAATAAATACGATTCAAGGGATGGCAACCCCTTAAAAAGTTCTGATTCAACTGATCAGGAGACAAATGGGTAATTCACCTGTAGACCGAGACACCAATTACATGAAAGCAATGTGGGGAACAACGAGTTTGATGACAGATTATTGGTCTTTGCCTCATAAAACAGAAGATCCAGAAGAAATGGAACTGAATGAAGTGATGCATCATAAAGCAAAACGCACTGAAAACCTTTCTGAAGGTGAGATTTTCTCTCCAGAGGAGTATAAGGACATTCCAAATCGATATTGATTACAAATAAATACTGAAAACCATTATAGATAGTATGTTAAAGTGTATTTAAATGGATGACCGTACAGATTTCTCGCGGATTTAGAGATATAAGTCTTGCATTTAAGAGACATCCAATCACAAATGATGTAACTGTCTTGAAAAATGAGGATGCGATCAAGAAATCCGTAGTAAATTTAGTTCAAACTCGTCTCGATGAGAGGTTTTTCAACGATTTACTGGGCACATCCATTTACAATACACTTTTTGAACTTAATAATGGGTATGTTGGTGATGAAGTAAGGGAAGAAATCATAACATTATTGGAAAACTTTGAACCTAGGATCAAACTGACCAATGTTTATGTGGAATCTGGACCTGACACAAACACTGTATTAGTTCAGATTGAATATGACATCACTGGATTACCCATCCCTACACAGAATGTAGAGTTTATCTTACAACCATCTAGACTATAATGTCATTCAATCAGTTTACTAACCTCGATTTCAATGATTTACGATCTCAGATTAAGGAATATCTGAGAGCGAACAGTAACTTCACGGATTTTGACTTTGAAGGGTCGAATTTTTCTGTTCTGATTGACACATTAGCATATAATTCTTACATTACTGCCTACAATACTAGCATGGCAGTCAATGAATCGTTCATTGATAGCGCAACATTGCGTGAGAATGTCGTTTCATTAGCGAGAAACATCGGATATGTTCCAAGATCGACGAAATCAGCAACCGCAGACATCACTTTCACCGTAGATTTGAGTGGATTTGATGCAAGATCGGTAAAATTAAGGAAAGGTGTTGTTGCATTAGGTGGAGCAGAGAACTCAAACTACATTTTTTCGATTCCAGACGATATTACAGTCACTCCAGACACAAATGGTATCGCTGCTTTCTCAGGAATCAAAATTTATGAAGGAAATTTACTGAAAAAGACCTTCGTAGTTGATGATTCTCAACCAGATGCAAAATATCTCCTCCCAAATCGAAATATTGACACTTCTACGATTCGTGTTTCGGTAACTGGCACGGCAACAGAAGAATATTCTCCATATTCAAACATTTTTAATGTAAGTCCAACAACTAGATTGTTCCTTACACAGGAAATTGACGACGAAAGATACCAAATTCTCTTCGGAGACAACATTTTAGGCAAAAAACCTGAAAATGGTTCAACCATTGAGGTAACATATCTTGTGAGTAATGGAGCATCAGCAGATGGTGCTAGAAACTTCACTTTTTCTGGTGCTCTCACTTACTCTAAGGCGGGAAATGAGTACAAAGTATCTACTGGCATCTCCGCTATAACGACCCTACAAGCGGCAGAAAACGGTGATGACATAGAAAGTATTGATACCATCAAATATCTTGCTCCTAGGGTCTATGCATCGCAGTACAGAGCGGTTACAGCGAATGATTACGCTAGTCTGATACCTTTCTTATATCCAAATATTGATTCTGTAAGTGCATATGGTGGTGAAGAACTTGATCCACCACAATATGGAAAAGTTTTCATCACAGTCAAACCAAAAAATGGTGAATTCCTTTCAGATGTTGCAAAAGATTCAATCAAAAATGATTTGAAGCAATACACAATTGCTGGAATCAAACAAGAATTCTTAGATCTGAAATATTTGTATGTTGAGTATGATTCAACGGTTTCATATGATCCAAGTTTCATTAGTAGTTCAGATGATTTGTACAGCAGAATTGTAAAGTCAATTGAGAACTATTCCAGATCGTCAGATATCAATTCGTTTGGTGGAAGATTGAAGTATAGTAAACTTCTCTCACAAATTGACCAAGTTGATAGAGCAATTACATCGAACATCACAAAACTTATAATGAGAAGGAACATGGTTCCTGCATACAATGCTCTTGCAAATTATGAACTTTGCTATGCCAACCAGTTCCATGCTGATTTGGAAGGTTTCAATATTAGATCCACTGGATTTACTCTCGATGGAGTTGAAGGAACAGTATATCTGACAGATTTACCAGATCCTGGTGGCAAAACAGGTGTTGTCCAATTCTTCACCTTAGTTGATGGAGTTGTTAAGTATGTTAATGAAGATGTTGGTAAAATTGACTACATTAAAGGTGAAATTATCATCTATCCAGTGACAATCACATCCACTGTTCTGGAAAATAGAATTGAAATTGAAGTGACTCCAGAATCGAATGATATCATCGCAAAAGAGAATCTTTATATCGTCCTAGATACTACAGGAAAAAGTGTATTAACACTTAAAGAAGATTTGATTTCTTCTGGATCAAATAGATCTGGAGTATCTTACAATCCACCATCAAGTTTCATTAGCAACACAAAATATACACGATAAGAAATGTTAGATAAAAAGGTAAAAATCTCTAGCATTCTGGATAGCCAGATTCCAGAATTCATTCAGGCAGAAAGTCCCCTGTTCAAAGAATTTTTGCAACAGTACTACATTTCTGAAGAACATGAATATGGAACTAGTGATCTTGCTGGTCGTATTGGCGATTTAAAGGATATTGGGTCATTTTCCAGACTTACATATGCTGCTGTACCAGTAACAGTAACGCAAGAGGTTTTAGACCTTGATGATGTGATTAATGTATCATCAACCGCAGGTTTTCCAAACACTTACGGATTGATTAAAATTAATAATGAGATCATTACATATACTGGAAAGACAAATACTAGTTTTACAGGTTGTATTAGAGGATTTAGTGGAATTGATAGGATTGAAGGTGAACTTCAACCAGAATTCTTAAATTTCAATTCTACTTCAACAGATAGTCATGATGTAGATTCTGTTGTTCAAAATCTTAGTTTAGTATTCTTACAAGAATTTTACAGAAAGTATAAATCTCAATTTTTACCTGGATTCGAAGAGAGACAATTTACAGGTGTTAATGTAGACAATATTCTTTCTAGAGCAAGAGATTTTTATAGTTCAAAGGGAACCGATTCTTCACTGAAAATTTTGTTCAGTGTTCTTTTTGGAAAAACTATTGATGTCATAAAACCATTTGATAACACCATTTTAGCATCTTCTGCAGATTGGTCGATTACTGATAATATTATAGTTGAACAGATCGACGGGGATCCATCAAAACTTGCTGCTACCACTGTTTTAGAGAATTCTCTTACAAATCCAACATCAAAAGCAACGGTTTCTAGAGTTACTCAAGTTTCTTTAGGAAATAAAATATATTACAAATTATTCTTATCTAATGGATCAATTACTAATCCATTATCTGTAAGCAAGAGAACTAAAGTATTGGGAACCAATAGTAGCAATACTACATTGACTGTAGATTCTACGATTGGATTTCCAGAATCTGGAAGTTTTTATAATTTAACAAATCTTGGATCATATGCAGAAGTAACTTACAGCGGAAAGTCTAGTAATCAATTTTTCAATTGTGTAGGACTCTCAACCACATTAGTAGAGAATAGTCCAATCATTGATGGTGTATATCTTTATGGTTTCGAGGATAACGATTTATCAAAACCAGTAAGAATGCGAATTGTGGGATCCATTTTAGGATCCGCTAAAAATTCTGACACCACTAAATTATTTTCCAGTGGAGATAGAGTTGGTGTAAAGCATCTGGGCGAAAAAACGGATCAAGATGATAAAAAATTCAATACCTGGTTCTACAACAATATTACATTCACAAATGTTACTTCTGTAGTACCCGCTTCTAATGCCCTTACTACAGAAGTTGATCATTATTTGCATGTTGGTGATAAAGTCGATATCCTCTTAAAAGAAACTAGAGGTCCAGTTGTATTAGATGCTCAAGTAACTTCTGTCAATAATTCACTTGAGTTTCAGATTGGTTCTGGAACATTACAAAATGGTGTTCCATATATTGTCAAGAAAAAATTAAATTTTGCTTCTACAAATCTTTTGAGTGGAAATGTATTATCGAATATTCAAAATTCCTTTGTAGATAAAAATAAAAATACATATGTTGCCTTCTCTGGATATCCTTCATATGAATCTATTGATACCACAAATCGTGCTAAAGCAGCATCTGTTGGAATTACAACAGGAACTTACTATGTGCATGTAGTTGATAATAATAATATTAGATTAGCACTTAGTCCATCTGCTATTGAGAACAAAGTATATGCTACTAATGCAATCAATATCAATGCACATGGATTTTTGAATGGAGAAAAAGTTTACAGCGATCAAACAAACATAACCCCATCATCTTTATATGGTTCTTCATTGATCAATCAAAATAATTTCAAAAGAATCAATAAGACACCAAAACCAGCAACAAGTCATAAAGACATTGTAGGATCTGTAGGTGTAGCGTTAAATGGCGTTGAGTTTGATTCACCAATTTCATCAGATGCAATTTTTTATGGTCAAGTTGAACAGGTTAATATTTTAGACGCGGGATCTGGATTTGATATTATAAATGCACCACAAGTTTCTGTTGCAGATACTGTTGGATCTGGAGCAGTGGTCCATGGAAACTTTGAAGGAAAAATTGAAGGAATTGTATTAACAAATCCTGGTTTCAATTATATTGAAACACCATCTGTAACTATTTCTGGTGGAAATGGAACATCATCTATATGTGAAGCAAGAATGAGAGGATTTACTCATTCATCATCATTTACAGATTTTAATGTAAATCTTTTAACTGACAAAGTAACGACCACAAGTGAACATAGATTCTTAGATGGCGAAGAAGTTACATATGTTGCAACTGGAACACCAGTTGGTATTGGTAGCACTGCAGTTGGTTTTTCTACTGATAGATTATCATCTGGAGCAACTTATTTTGTTGCAAAGCATGATAATACATCATACTCTCTTGCTATTTCAAGAGCAGATGCTTTGGCAAAAACTAATCTGATTGATTTCAATGCCTTTGGTAATCAAGACCACACATTGAGATCAAGACAAATTAGAAAAGTAATTGATAAAATCGTTGTAAATCAAAGTAGCAATGACTTTTCAAACAAAAAGGTAGTTGTTGATGGTATTGCTTGGCCTCCTTCAGATCAAAAAGATATTTTCTCTTCTTTTGTTGGAGTGAATGTAGAAAATAATTACATCTATGCAAGAAATCATAAATTCAAAAATGGTGATAATGTAGTATATTCTGTAGATGGAACTTCTATAACAGGATTAACAGCATCATCATATTATAAAGTAACTGTATTAGATGATCATAGATTTAAACTAAGCGAAGCAGGAACAGCGTCAAGTATTACTAGTGTAAATTATGATAATCAAGTTTATGCTGATCTTTCTAGTGTTGGAGTTGGGACACACACTTTCAAATATCCTGATATTGTAGTTTCAATAAATGGATTAGTATCTGTTGGCGAAACTACCAGTGTTCCATCATATTACAATGCGACTGGAACTCCAGTTGTGCGTGGTAGTTTAGAAAGTGTCTTCATACGCTCTGGTGGAGTTGGATATGGTTCGAGTGACATTGTAAATTACAATAAGACTCCACAAGTAAAAGTTCTTACAGGAAAAGATGCTGACATTAGACCTTTAGTGTCTGCAGGAAAAATTCAAAGTGTTTATATTGCAGATGGAGGATCTGAATATACTACACCACCAACTGTAAGAGTTGTTGGAAAGGGAAGACTTGCAGAACTAACTGCAACCACTGTTAATGGTGTAATTACTGCAATTACTATCATTGATGGCGGAAGTGGGTATGACGATGATACAGTTGTTGAAGTTATTCCAACAGGAAAGGATGTAAAATTAAATTCTGAAGTTCACGAATGGAAAATTAATAATATTGAAAGATATTCAAATATTCTGAGTAATGTTTTATATAAAGATTTGGTTCAAACTAAATCAATTTCATCATCAAGACAAAATAAATTAGTTTCATTCTATCCAGGTAAATTTTATAGAAATCTACTTAGTGACAATATTGTTACTCAAGGTGGAGGAACATTAGCAGAGAAAACAACAGGACTTTCACACTCTCCAATTATTGGTTGGGCATATGATGGAAATCCAATTTATGGTCCATATG